TACAATGGAAAAAATATGATAAATAAAAGTGTAGTTAATGATAATAATATAAATAAAAAAATAATATCAATAGAAGATGATGTTAAAAAATTAAAGAATGANAAAATTAATAATAAAAATAAAATTGTTGAATTAAAAGATGATAAAAAAAATATTATTTAGATATAATAAGATTATAATTTATTTTTGTGAGTAGTTTATTATACAAAATGAGCATAATAAAATAAAAATAATATAAAAGTGTTTTTTGTATTTTGATACAGTTATTTAATTTTTTTTAATTATATTTTATATTCAATAAAATCAAATAAATTTTTTTACTTAATGTTATATAAATATTTTAAAATGGTTTAAAAATAATAGATATTATTAAAAATTAATAATATAAACAAAAAATATTTTACTTTTGTTTAGCTCTCTCTTGTTTTAATTTATCAGAATTTAAAACAGGATTAACATATGTATTATTAGTAGCTTCAGTTAAAATTTCACCAGCCTTTTCAAAATCCAATTGACCCATTTGAACCTTATAAAACGCTTTCATTTGGGCAATTAAAGGTCCAATATCAGAATCAACAGCTGATTTACATAATCTAAAATAATTACTATAAAAAATAGGATGTTTTGTTCTAACAATACCTAACATTTCTTCTTTATTACTTTGATAAATTTCTTTATTTTCTAAACAAGTTTCCATAACAGCAATAAAATCATCAGCAATATTTGCTACAGGTTCAGGATTGTATGTTTCAGACATAATATTACTTTAAATTTTTATTTTTAATTAATTTTAAATAAATTCAATATAATAAATACTATTTACAAATGAAATATTTTTAATTCTATAATCTTTTGAAATAATTTTTGTAGAACATTTTAATTCTTTTAAAGATTTAATGTAATCTATTTTTTTTATTTTTGTATTAACAATATTTAATTGTTCTATATTAAAAAATATTGGAAGTTCATTTATATCATTATCATTGATTTCAAGAATATTAATATTGGGACAATAAATATTATTAATATTATTATTTTCACAATTTAATACATTGAGAGATATTGATAATATTCCCTCAATAATATTATTACTGCATTCCAATTCAATAATATTATTAACTTCAATTATTCCATTAATATTATTATTACTAATATTCAGATATTTAATATTACTGTATTTATTAATATAATTTGGAAATTTATCAATATTATTATTTGATAAATCTAACATTTCTATTTTATTTAATAAAATTTTAATATTTTCATCATTCAAAATAGAATATAATTTATTATTATCCAGTTTCATATCAGATAAATCTAAATAAAAATATTCTTCTTTATAACATTCATAAATTCTATAATCAATAATTTCTTTATTATAATATTCATTATATAAATTTTCAATAATTTTATTTTCAAAACATTTAATATTTTCTTTTTTAATATTGTGTATATTTTTTAAATCTTGTTTTTTAAAGATAATTGTTTTCATTTTAAATTATTATATTTTGTAATCTTTAATATCATTATATATACTATCTTTTTTTCTATTTTTTGGTTTTCCATTTTTTTGTATTCCAGAAATAATAGGTATATCTAGTTTAATAGCGATTTCTTGAATTTTTTCTAATGAATGTGATTTTTTAATTAAAGAAATTAATTGTAGTTTATCATCTTTTGTTAAACTACAAGTTTTATTAAATATTTCGGTTTCTGTAATTTCTTTTGTATCTTCTTCACAAATAAATATAGTATCTGAAACTTTATATTTTTGTTCTTTTTCTTCAATTTCAGAAATTTCTAATTTAAAATCATCATATGTTTGTAAATCAATACATTCAATTTTATCATCTTCTTTAACACTATAATTATTATTAATTTCTTTAATTATTAAATTATTATTATTAAAATATTTATTATTTATATTATAAAGTGGAAAATATTCATTATCAATTTTTATAATAATTATATATTTTTCATAATGATTTGAATATATTTTTACTCCATCATTTATAACAATCAAATTATAATCATAATTATTAAATAATGTATTAATATTTTCATAATCAAAATCTTTATAATTTAAAGTGTTATAAATTTCTTTAATTTTATACAGTTTTTCAAAATTATTTTTATTAATATAGTCATCATTATCAATTAATAATAAACAATTAATACATTGATAAAAATATTCTTCATTATAAATAGGACTTATTAATACCATATCATTTAAAGTTATATTGTCATTATTTTTATCTATGAATAAATTTAATTCACAAAAATTATAATTAAATATTTCATTATTTTTAAATTTATCCAAATTCTTTCTTATATCTTTATTAGGACCGTGTTTATTATCATCTCTATAACAATTTAACGTATATTCTACTAAATTATGCAATTGGATAGACATCTTTGTTTATATGTATAATAATAATTAATTATCAATTTTTATATATGTGATTTTTATAAAGTTTATGACAATTATATGTAATTTAATTTTAATATATTATAAATTTTATTTAGAATAATGATAAATTTTTTGTTAATATTTTTGTAAAATTATCAATTATATTTGGATGAAATGATACACATATCCAAACTTCTTCATTATTATATTTTTCTTCATATTGTTTTTGATTAAATTTAATTGCTCGTATTTCATTATTTGCATAATATGGATAATTATATCAAATAATTAGTTCTTAATATTACAAAAATAATATGTATTTAGTATAATTATTATATATGTGATTTTTTATAATATTTTTTTTATTATATAAATAATATATGAATACATATAATATTAATGAGGTGTCTGAAGAAAATGTTATTTGTATAAAAAATAACAAATATGATTATGAATTTAAGATTAACCTCAAAAATAGAATTGAAAAAATTAAAAATAAAGAATATTTGGCAGAAATTTTTACCATTATTAATAATGACAAAAAAGGTTATATGGAAAATAGATATGGTATTTTTATGTATATTCACGAATTAAGTGATGAAACATATAATAAATTAGAAATACATTTAGATAATTTATATTATAAAAATAAAATAAAACAATTGATATACTAATTAGTATCATTGATAATATTATTAACATTTTCCAAATCATTAATACAAAAATTTTCTACTCCATAATATAAATTATTTATACTAATATCTGAAGATATTATTTCTTCTTGATTTTTAGCTTTATTCATCAGTATTAAATTATCTTCTCTTCTTTTTTTATTTTTTTCTTTTTTAAGTTTTTTTATTTTTTCATTATGTAGTTTTTCTTTTAATAAACTTCTTTCATATTTAAGTCTATCTTTTTTTTCTTGTTCGGTTTCAATATAATTATAATAACCATAAAATTCTTGATGTAATAATACAATTTTTTCATAATTATTAATATTAAATTTAACTCTTTTATGATTTATATATGGTAATTTTTCTACTATATTGGTTGAAGGTTCTGGAGGAACACACATTAAATATACATCAACAGAATTATTTATTTTATTAATAACAACATTTTTAGAATAAAAATGTAATGATTTATTTATAATATGAAGTAATTTAATATCATCATCATCAGTATCATTTATTTCAATATATCCTTTAACATTGGGAATATTAAAATATTTTTTATAATTAGTGTAATTTTTATTTTCTAAATTAATAATTACAGGTTCTCCAATTATTATTGGTTCAAGTAGTAATGACATTTATATAACAATATAGAATTGTTAATTTAAATAAAAATTGAAAAAATAAATTAATAATTTATATAATAAATGGAAATGTTAGATATTTCTTTCAAAGAGTTAAATAATTTAAATAAACAAATAAATGAAACCTATGATATTGAAAGAAAAAATGAATTAATAGATATTTTAATAAGAAAAATAAATTATTTAAATTATGAAGTTAATAAGTTTAAAACAGATATAAATAATGAATACAAAAAACAATGTAAGCATATTATGGAATATGAGACACAAAATTATGATAAAACATTATTAGTTTGTAAAAAATGTGGATATATTGAATGTTAAAAATTTAAATATTATATAATTATAATTATATGGATTTAAATAAATCTCAAATATATATTAATGGACCAATAAACTTTTTTAGATTAAAAAATAATAATAAAGATATTTATTTGTTTTCAGATATTCATAAAGATTTTAATAATCAAACTGAATGTGATGAAATTAATAGTATTAATATTGATAAATTTTTTTTAAACTTTTTCAAAAATAATAAAAAACAAGTTGATTTTATGCTTGAAACATATAAAGATCATCAAAATAATTGTGAAGGGCAAATTTATTTAGTTAAATTAAGAAAAATGTTTAATTCTTTTTATAAAAAAAATCCCTATTATGAAAATTTAAGAATTCATTATTTAGACATCAGAAATTATAAATATTTAGAACAAATACATCAAAATTCTTATTATTTAATTGATTATCTTAAAAGTAATAATATATATAAATTTAAAACAATTAATGAAAAATTAGATACAATTAAGTTTTATCTTAATAAAATTATGGATTATTATGTAAATAATTTAAATAAAATTTATGATACCGATAAAGAAAATATTTTTGAAAATTTATTAGATAAAATTATGAATAAATATAACAATATTGATAATAAACAAAAAATTAATAAATTTTTAGAAACTAACTTTTATAAAAAAATAAAATATACAAATGAATTAATTAATAATTTAAAAATTAAATTAAATAATTTTTCAATAAATGTTAATAATAGTAATAAAAAAGATAAATATGTTGTTTGTAATAAAAACAAAAAAGATTATGAAAAATATATTTATGAATACTCATTTTATAACACAAAAGAATATTATGATATTAAATATGAAATAAATAATAAATGTAATGAAATTAAAGAACAAGTTGATATTATTAAATTAACAATTATGGATTGTTATTTTTTAAGAAGATTTTTAGACAAAAATTACATAACAAAAAATATTGTTTATACAGGTTTTATTCATACAATTGAATATTTATATTTCTTAGTGAAACACTGTGACTTTAAAATTATTGAAATGTGTGATAAAAATTCTTATACTATTAAAGAATTAAATAATATTATAAAAAATAATAATTCAATTTATGATGTTATTAATATTCTTTTATCTAAACAATCATTCAAACAATGTATCAAGATAAATAAGTTATTTAATTAAATATATAAGAAATATTATATGGATAAAGATATTTTATATCTAAATGGACCAGTAAATTTTTTTAAATTAAAAAATGGTGATAAAGAAGTTTATTTATTTGGAGACCGTCATAATAATATTGAAAATCAAGGAGAATGTGATGAATTAGAAAGTTTTAATTTTGATAAATATTTAAAATACTTTTTTAAACATAATACAAAAAATATTGATTTTATGCTTGAAATACCTATGAAACCAAATGAATATTATGATAAAAACTATAATGATATATATTTAGATAAAATAAGAAAAGTATTTCAAGAATTATATAATAAAAATCCTTATTATAAGTATTTAAAAGTTCATTATATCGATATTCGATTTTTTAATAATATTAATGAACCCTTTTTATATGTTAGAGATATAAAAGATTATATAAATAATAAAGGATTATATGATTTTCAATATATAATAAATACATTAGAAATTATTAATAAATTATTAAATGAACAAATTAATATAATTGATAAATATTATAAAGATGAAAAAAGTAATGTAGATAAAGAAAATATAGTAGATGTTTTATTTAATAAAATAATTACAAAATATAATAATAAAGAAAATAAAATTAAAATAAATAAATTTTTTAAAGTAATGTGTTATGAGAGAATGAAATTTTTAATAGATGAAATTACAAAATTTATTACTGATTGTAATAAATATCAAAAAATATTTGATGACAATAAAGATAAGTTAGATAAAAAACATATGAATAGTAATAAAGAACTTTATAAACAATATTTATTATTTGAAGATTTTTATGATACGGATAAATATAATAAAATTAAAGATGATGTTTTAATTACTGGTGAGAAAATAGAAATACAAATTCTGAATATTGGTGTTTATATAATGGATTGTTATTTTTTAAGAAGATTATTAGATAAAGATTATATTAAAAATTCAATAGTATATACTGGAGCTTTTCATAATACTGATTATTTGCATTTTCTTGTTAAAAATTATGATTATAAAATTGTGGAATATGGAACAATAAATGATATATCATCAAATGAATTAGAGAAACTTATTAAAAAAACGG